CATACAGGACGGAGAAGTTGGCAAGAACAAGACAAAGATACATCAATGAGGTAGAATTGTTCTTCTTGTTAGGCAATCCGGTTATGTGGAAGAAGACTGAAGGTGACGATGAAGCCTTTGAACTATATAAAAAATACTTGAAGGATATATACTTCAATACCAAGCTACGTCAATGTAAACGACTTGCCGGAGCAGAAACCGAAAGCGGTTTTGTTTTTAATTTCTCGCAAAAAAACGGAAAAATGCATGTTGATGTGTATGTTGCAGCTCGCTCAAAGGGACATAAGATGAGAGAGTTGTTTGACCAGTACGGAAACATGCTTGCTTTTGCTGTAGGCTATTCCTTAAAGCGAGAATCAAAGACTATCGAATGTTGGGATATATTGACATCCGTTTTTAACTATCATTGTGAACGTGGTGGCTTTGGGTGGAAAGTGTATAAGTATCCTAATCCGACAGGAAAAATTAATGGCATTTATTTTCGTCAGCCAAAGGCATGGGAAGGAGCAGAACCGAGAATGGAACGTGAAGAAATGCTTGATTCCAAGATTGGAGATGCTAACAACTACTTTGCTGACCCTATTGCCGCTGCTACTGCTGACGTGATACAATCAATCCCTAAGCGGAACAAGCCAGGTAAACTCATACAACTTACAGGCAAGAACTCTAGGTTTGAATATATCAACCCGCCTCAAAATTCCGAAATCCGCAAGGCAGAGAAAGAAGACTTGGCTCAGTCTATCTTGTTTGATACGTTTACACCGGATATGTCACCGGAACTGATGAAAGCTATGAGCACGCTTACTAGTGTCGGCATAAAACGAGCGTTGGTATTGGGCTACATCAAGCGAGCGAACCGAATGGAAATCTATGAAGAACTTGTCGGTAGATTATCGCATGTGATTATAGCCGTAATGAAGGAACTATATCCTGAGATGAGAAGCAAGTTGGATAAGTTGGAGGTCGAATTCGATTTTGCCGAACCTTTCGAGGATGACAAAAAGGATAAGTGGAAAGTAATAGCGGAACTATATAATCAAGGCGTACTTTCTTTAGAGACTGCTGTACAAATGCTGGCTTTAACTGACGCTCCTGCTGAAGAAATTGAAAAGATACGCAAGGATGCAGAAGATAAAGTAGCGTTAGCTGCAAAGGTAAAGGGAAACGAAAACACAACTTCATAATTTTAAATGCTTATTGTTTTTGGGCGCATTTCCTTTTAGGATTTGCGCCCTTTTTGCACTTAAATTTTAAGTGAAAGCATTGTGATAATAATATAATATTATTCCTCATTTTGTTTTTAACTTTGTTGGCATGAACACGAATGAACTTATCATAAACGGAAAAGATGCTTGGAATACCTATCGGGTCAAGATGGGGTATGGCTTTTTGGATGCGTTGGAAGCTGACGCAGACAATAAAAGTTATATAACCAATGAAGTAAGGACTGAGCACGGAACTAGGGTTGTTCCTATCCGTCCCAAAAAGGCAGAAAGAAGCATTACCTTGGAGTTCGTTATAGTCGGTAAAGACCATAACGATTACAATAATAGGGTAAAAGCCTTTGATGCACTTATGGATAATGGTTTTGTTACGATACAAGTTCCTCGATCAAAGGATGATGTCTATCGTTTGTTTTGTGCGAGGAAGTCTCCTACCTATTCAAGAGGAAAAGGAGGGGTTATAGGCAAGAAGAGTTTGAAGTTCATAGAATATAATCCAACGAACAGGGGAGCCTTGACTGATGCGGATATTGATATGTTCACGTTGAAAGAATTTGAAGATATAGAACAGTTATGAAAACTTACAAGAATATTGATATAAAGTATTACGATAATGACGGAAACATACATGTAAGATGTTCTGTTCCCGTAACACAGGATGCATTGGTTCACTATGAATTAATGCAGTCTCACTATTGTAAGCTTTCCTTTAAGCTTTATAAGCCTACATATTTCTTGCTTGGTGATTTTATAGATACACCATATGGACGATTTGAGCTAATAGATTTAACTAAGGCCAAAGATAATGATACTATTGGATATTCCTATGAAATCCAATTTGATGCATATTATCGTAAGTTCAAGAACAAAATATTGAAGTATCGCCCGAATACAGGTTCACAAGAAGCGACTTTCTCTCTTACTTCAAAAATAAGTACCCATGTAGAGGTGATTATGAAAAGTCTAGCTTATTATGCGAAGTTAGACAAGTCTTATCTTTACGACCCTAAATTTGAAGGCGAAGGAACGGACTATACTTATGTTATTGATGCGAGCGTAGATGCAAATGCTGCAAAGCTTATAACCTACTCAAACACAAGTGTGTTGGATGCTATTGCAAATATTGCTCAGACGTTTGAATGTGAATGGTGGTTTGAAGGCAATATTCTACATTTTGGTACTTGCGAGAATACAAATGCGATTGTTGATTTCAGACTAAACGACAACATCGTTTCTATGTCAAGTTCACAAAGCCAGTCCACTTATGCAAACAGGGTATATGCTTTTGGAGCTGCAAGGAACTTGCCTAGTGGATATAAGAATGATGCCGATGCGGACATAACAAAAGATGGTGTCGTAGAAAAACGTCTTATGCTTCCTACTTCAGCAGAATGCTCTGACAAAAACAAGCAATTGTTAGCAGAGAATGGCTTTGAGCTGAAAAACGGATATATACAAGTCGGTGGACTCCATGAAGACCAGTACGTAGAGGGAGTAACAACAAATGATGATATTTATCCAAGAAATCTTATCAAAACGTCTAATGTGACATCATACGAAAAAGATGTAGAGGATGAAAGTACACCCGAAGAGGGTGATTACATCAAACGGACTTTCTATCGTGTAAATTCGCTTACTATTGTCAATGATGATGGCGAAAAAACAGGTGATATGGCTTTCCGAAAGGCGTATATTCTTAGTGGCAAGAACTTACATATAGTATTCCAAAGCGGTTCTCTTAATGGTATGGACTTCGAATGTGAGTTTAATCCAGATGGAGTTTCTGAAATACTTAAGGACGATGATGGTAATCCGATATTGAAAGATGGAAAAGAACAGATAAATCCTAAGTCGCAGGTATTTGAGATTGTTGCTAATGAGGATTATGGTCGTTTTTTGCCGGACACAACTTTGCATCCAAAGGACGGAGATACTTTTGTTCTCTATAATTGGGATTCTACCAAATTGGGCGATGCTTTGGTATCTGCTGCTTCCAATGAGTTGCTGACGGATTCTATTAAGAATTTGAAGAAGTCAATAATAGACCCTACGACATATACATGTACCGCTGAGGCTAATTATTCATTCAATCAAGGTCGTGGCAACTTGCATGGGGTAGGAGACAGGGTTAACCTTTACAATAAAGGTTATGATGACAGTTATAGGTCTTCAAGAGTTATTGGATATGAATTCAGCCTTGATATTCCTTTTGATGGTGCGAAGTATTATGTTGGAGAAAAGCCTTCGTATTCCCGCCTCAATGCAATGGAGTCAAAGATAGAGGAACTTGTCTATAATGGACAGAGTTATCTTAATGGTAATGGCGGAAGCGGAAGGTCGATTTACATCATTAAGAGTTATGATAGCATAACTCCTACGGATTATAATGTATTTTCAGCAAAAGCTGTTGATGAACAAAGATTAAACAAGACAAAGGACGACACCGTAAAGGGCACAATCACTTGGGAAAAGGTGCAGAAGTTCTTTAGTGGGTTGCATGTCGGTAACTCCAACAATGAGAACGGAGGCTCGTGGACTCCCGATGCAGAAGGTCGTTCGCACCTCATCACAGATTACTTGGAGGTAAGAATGAAGGCTATCTTCGAGGAGCTGGTCATCAATAAAACATCCACCATTGGCGGTAAGGAGATAATCTCTCCTGCTGGTGGCGTGGTGGCTCATAAGGTAGAAGAGGTTACTGTGACATATAATAATGTGTCACAGAAGGCTTATCGTTGCTATTTCTTAGCAGAGCAGGAAGGCGATGCCGTGGATAATGATTTCGCTATTGGCGACCAAGTGCGCTCGGAATCATTCAACGTCCGAAAGGGCACTTATCACAAGGATGGCAATCACTTCTATTGGCGATTGGTAATCGGTCGTGATGAAGACCCTGTAGAGCTGGAAGGAAAGAAATATCATTATATCGACCTCTCTGATACCGATTGCGCTACGGCAAGCGACGTACCTGCTAAAGGTGATGTGCTCAATCAGTGCGGTAATAGAACCGATGTAGAACGTCAGAACTGCCTTATCTTCTCGGCGGTAGATACCTATTCGCCATCCATCAGCCTCTATCACGGCATCAACAGCTATTCCTTTGCCAATAGGGAGTACGTGGAATATGGTGTGAATAAGCAGAATAATAAGGCATTCTTCAACGTCTATGGTGATATGTATGTAGGTGATAGACCTACAAAGGAGAATGGCTATGAGGGCAGCTCTTATATCAGATATGATAGCAGCACTAAGCAATTGTCTGTTAAGGGTAAGATTTCCGCTAAATCCACTGTGGATGGCAAGGAATTGTCTCAGTATTTCAATAAGATTGCCGAATTGCAGAATCAGGTGGATGGTGCTATCGAAACGTGGTTCTATGATGGTGTGCCTACCTTGGAGAATGCCCCAGCCATCAGTTGGAAGACCGATAAGGATAAAGAAATCCATCTTGGCGACCTTTACTACGACAACAAGACGGGCAAGGCATACCGCTTTGCCAAGGATAGCAACACCTATAAGTGGACTATCATTACAGATACCGACATCGCCAAAGCCCTTTCCGATGCAAGAATGGCACAGGAGACCGCAAACGGGAAAATGAAGGTGTTTAGCGTTCAGCCTACGACACCTTATCAGGTTGGCGATATATGGGTTAATGCCACTTATCCTTCTGACGGCACTACCTACAAGAATGAGGTATTGCGCTGTCAGACCAACAAGGCAGCAGGTTCTCAGTTCGCCATCGGTGATTGGATTAAAGCATCTAAATACACCGATGATACCGTTGCCAACGCAGCCAAAAAGGCAGCAGAAGATGCTCAGAAGGCGGCACTGACCGCACAGACGGACATTAAGAACCTCGGAAAGACGGTCACTGATAATAAGAAGGAATTCGATAATTATGTTACCGATGGCTACCTAGAGCCTTCCGAGATTGCGGCAATGGCGCAGGATTCTAAGCGACTTGA